GCGAAGTATACGGCGTGGATTTGCCCGATGAGGCATCTAAGATCGAGATCATCACAGCCATTCAGAAGGGAGCACAGCAATGACAACGATGCCGGGAAACATGATGAAGATTTCGCATGCGGAGGCGATTGCTTCCAATCACAAGCCCGAAACTCAGACCTCCGGCTTTCAGGAGTTTCCGAAGCAGGTAGGCTGGTCAAAGCCAACCGAAGCTGAGGAGAAGGAAGCCGAGCGCACGAAGATTCCCTTTGTGCCGAAAGCGATCATCGCAAAGAACGCCGAAGACGAAGCCAAGTTCGCTGGCGGCGGAGCAGTACCTGCAGTAGCAACTGACACGAAGCTCAAGGGGGCCTCATGGGGCACCACGAAGGCTGCAAAGTAGCGAACCTCATCATTCCAATCGAGATCAACATAGGAGAATTTCCGATGGCCCCTCAGAATCTACAGATTTTCGTCACGCTCACGATCAACCCGCCTGCCGCTCCGCCGCCTCCGCCCCTTGTAAGCGTGCCAGCCACGAGCGCATCTTCGCCCGTAGTGCTTCCCGCTGAGCAGTCTGGTGTCGCCGTTGCAGCACAGCCAATCGCTCAAGTGCAGGGCGGAACTCCTCCCTACTTAACGCCAACCATTGACCCTGCAAGCCCTTCGCAATTGCCGGCTGGCATGACGCTGGGCCTTGACGCGAATGGCAACCTGACGATCTCGGGAACGCCGCCTGTCGTCGCAGCGCCTACCACTGGAACCTTCATCGTCGACGTGGTTGACTCCGGTACGTAGAAGTGCCGATCACCCCGCCCATTGCGGAGTCAGCCCTCACTTACACGGTTGAGGACTTGATTACCGATGCCCTGATAGAAACGGGCATGCTCTCGCCTGGGGAGACACCAGACGATGCGCAAGGGCCTTGGGCGTTTCGCAAACTCAACTACCTGCTCGATACGTGGGCGACGAGCAAGAAGTACGTCACGGCGGTGACGCTGCTTGAACTTCTCCTAAACCCTAATCTCCCGGTGCAGCCTGATGGGTCACAGTTATCGACCATTGGGCCTGCGCCGGGAGCTACTTATCCCGTTTCGCAGCGGCCCGTAAAGATTGTCTCCGCGAACGTCATCATCAACAACGTTAGCCCTCCAGTGAAGGCTCATATCTCCGTTGAAACCGATCAGTGGTGGATGAGCAATACTTTGCCCGGTATCACGAGCATGTACCCGACGAATCTGTTCTACAATCCCACTTCGCCGAACGGTTCGCTGTACCTCTGGCCTGTGCCTACAACGGCATTCGGGCTGGAGTTGGAAGTCTGGCAGATAATCAGCCAGTTCGATTCAATCACAGACCCGATAGGCGGTCCCGGAGCGGCAATGACGATGCCTCCGGGTTATCGCAATGCGATCATGCTCAGCCTTGCGGAGTCGTTACTGCCGGGAGGCGAGAGAGAAGCGCATCCAACGCTGATTACGATGGCTGCACAGGCAAGGGCGGCGATCTTCACGAACAATGTGCCTTCGGCAAACATCTCCACGCTCGATTCTGGTATGCCGGGGAATCAAGAGGGGCGCAGATCGACGACGTGGTCGTATCGCACGAGAACCTGGACATAATATGGCACGCCAAGCCGTGATTCTAGAAATCAAGCAAGTGCGCAACATCCTCGACACGTCTCTGAGAGCGCATTTAGAGGCCAAGGGCGCTTTGTGCATGTGCTGCAATCAGCCGAGTGATCTGTGCCGATGCGTTACGCGGGCGAATCGGCTGCGGATAGACTTCAGACCAAGCGTGGAGCGTTCTGATGTCGGCTAATCCTTGGCTTAACGACGATGGCACGATGAAGTTAGATCCAAAGACGCCATACACACTGACGATCCGCGTACATGATCCTCTAGAAAAGGCCGATCCGAGCATGAGCGCATGCTGGGTGCAAGTGAAAGTTCCTCGTGCAGCGATCGGTATTTCTGCCGCTGATTTCATTGCGAAGTATATTTCCCCGGTCATCAAGCAGATCAGTAATCTGAAACTTACCTAACATGGCGAGATTCGGTGGCATCGGGGCTGCGTATACTCTTCAGTCTCCGATTAGCGACAACGAAAATCTGATCAATGCCTATTGTGAGCAGCCGGAGAGTGTTGGCGCTACTTCTGGCATGACAATGATGCACAGGCCAGGTCTAGCAGTGAAATACACCTTACCCGGAGAAAATGCTATCCCTGCGGAGTTTACGGTTAATGGGCGAACGTTCGTGGCAGGGGCATTCTTCTGGGAACTGTTACAGAATGGAACGGCTACGAAGTGGGGAACATTAAACGGTCCTCCGCTCACGCCGACGCAAATCTGCTGCTGCCAGACCCATCTGTTGATTCTATCGAATGGCGATCTCTACATCTTCGTGCTCACTCCAGTAACGGACTCGAATGGCGTGCTGCATCCTGCAAACAGCTTAATCGTCGTCAATATGTCGCAGTTCAATGGGCCAGTCATGCAGATTGATTTCTGCGATGGCTACTTCTTTGCTTCGATTCAGAACTCGAATACATTTCAAGTTTCAGACCTTGAAGATGCGACTACGTGGAATGGGCTGTTCATCTCAACTATTTCCTACTTCCCGGACAATATCGTGTCTTTGAAAGTTGATCATCGGGAAGTGTGGCTGCTATCGGGGAAGAAGTCGATTGCCTACTACAATGCTGGTGCTGGCTTCCCGCCATTCATTCCCATCCAAGGCGCATTCTTGGAGGATGGCTGCGCAGCGGCCTTTGGTACAGTGCAGGCGAACGATACGGTGTGCTGGATTGAGGCCAATGATCGCGGTCAGGGCATAGCGAAGATGATGGGTTCCTACGTGGGAATTCGCATTTCCACGCTGGCCGTTGAGTTAGCCTGGCAGTCATACACGACGATTGCAGATGCGATTGGCTTTGCCTATCAGGATCAAGGGCATAACTTCTTGGTCTATCGCTTCCCCACTGCGGGCGTAACGTGGGTTTATGACTTCTTCACATCTCTTTGGTCTAAGTGGCTGTTCTGGAACTCTAATACAGGCTACAGCCCATACAGAGCCACTTCGCACACTTTCAACTTCGGCATGCACTTGGTAGGCGACTGGAAGTCGGGGAACATCTACCAGCAATCAGCGAATATCTATACCGATTTCGGCAATCCGATCCGTGGAGAGCGCATAACGCCCACGGTGATGAACGAGAACAAGTGGATTTACTTCAACCACATTGAATTCCTGCTGGAGACTGGACTTGGGCCGATTCCGCCGCTGCTTGACGGCGATGGGCAGCCACGCGGCCCACAGTTGATGCTCTGCTGGTCAGATAATGGCGGCAAGACTTGGAGCAATACGTTCTATCTCGATTGTGGGCAGGCAGGTGAGTACAACAAGAGGGTTCATAAGCACCAACTCGGGAGAGCACGCAAGAGGGTATTTAAGTTCAATTGGACGGACCCGATTCCGTGGCGTTTCATTGACATTTATCTTGAGGCGATGAGTGGGGGCAAGCCGATCTATCCTCCTGGCGAACGGCTTAGCGAACAATATCGGAAAATTCAGTGACTACCGTTCAAACCATCCGTCGCTTGCCTCCTACGCGCAATGCCAAATTGCCCAAGGAAATGCAGTACTGGGAACTGGAGACGCAGGGCGTGAATCCCCTGCGCACTGTCGATACCTCTAAAGGCGCATACGGAGAGCAGCCTCCAGCGGCAGGCTTAAATCCGAGCACAGGGCAGACAAACCAGAATTCAGAGATCACCTACGTCAAGACCTCCAAGGATGAGAACATTTTCACTTTGAGCGGCAAGAATCTTCCTCTGGGGCCATACACGCTAATCGTGCAAGGGGAAAGTCTGAAGATTAAGAGCGATGGCACGAACTGGTGGCGAAGTGCGTAGGATTCTGCTAAGTGGAATCTTGCTGCTGGCGTGCTCGGCATTTGGGCAGAATGTACGATTTACAGCCCCATTTCCGAGTGTTAGCAGTTCTGCTTCACCTTTCCTGGTTGCTAATCTGCCTCCAAACTCGCCGCAGATTGCATGGTGTCACTCTCCGGCCAATACCGTTCCATGCACAAACTACAGCCAGACATTTCAGGGAAATGGAACGGCTTGCCCCAACGGAGCGCAGGACACTCCCGACCCAAATGCCCTCACTTCTGCCTGTCAATCAACGGGGGATGCACAAGGCAATGTGGGTGTGTGGTCGCCTGCGGGCACGTATGATTATACCGTCTGCATTGCTGGCACTCTGAGTTGCTTCGGGCCTTATACGGTCACAATTGGTGGCAGCGGCGTAGGTGGAACCGCAATTACCGTAAATGGCGGAGCGTTTGTTCCATCTCCTGCGAATCTCGTGAACGGCGCTAACACGACAGTAGTTCAGACTGGCTCGAATATTGCGATCAACTCATCTGGGGCGCTTCCAGCAGCAATTTACGCAGCTAATGCTCATGGATTAGTAGGGGATGGCATCACCGATAACTCGGCTGCTGCGCGCACACTATTGGCTACAATCGGATCGAATCCAGCAACCATCTTATTTACCCCAGGGACGTTTGCCTTTGTCAACTTCGTTTTCCCTGCGAATGTCACGTTGGATTTCTCCGCTGGCGGCTCGTTAAAGACCATCACTAGCAGCACTTCTCCAGGTTTCGCATCTTTCGTCAATGGGACGAGCGTTGAATGTGGCTCGGGTTCTACCTTCTGCACCACACCCGCTCTGACTTTGACTGCCGGGAATACTCTGGTCGTGGGTGCGATGCCCTATCCGGGATTTACTTACGCATTTACCAGCGTCACGGATTCCTGTGGTGATCAGTTCTTTCACATGCAGACCACCTTGGCGAACCAGACACGAGTGGAAAGCCTATGGGTAGCCTCGGACTTGATCGGAGGAAGCTGCACAATTACCGCGACGGCGAATGGCACCCTATTAAACTCGCAGGTGATTGCGCAGCAGTTTGCGGGCATGGGGCCAATCGTGGTGGCGGATGGCACAGGAGCTAACAAGATTAATTCTGGGACGACTTCATTAACATCTGGACTAGCGTCGATCACGACTCAGAGTTTAGTGATTGGCTATGGTGGGCAACCTTTCACGGCGGAGACTTGGAGTCCAGGCGCAAGCTACACGCAACCAGCGGGATTGGCAGGGCAATCGGCTACTGGCTATATGCAGATGGAGTACAACCTGTCCAATGCGGGTTTGACTGCGGCCACAGCAACCCTCAGCAGTGCTCCTGCGAATGCGGTGTATGCCGTATTCGCACTGCGGCCAGGTTCGGCTACGATCACGATTGAAGGTGGCATTGTTGACCCAGACAATCACCAGATTTTTTACAACGCGACGGGTTCGGCAGGGAACATCAACTCGAATGGTAATTTTGTGGTGGCGCGAGTCTTTCCGGAATGGTGGGGGGCTTCGGGACTAAATTCCAACCTCACAATAAATACAGGAGCTATCCAAGCTGCGGAACAATTCGCTTGGGGTATTGGGCGAGTCAATGGCTCAGGCTTAGGGATTTACAACAAAGAGCTTTACCTCGGCACACAGTTCCAGCTTAATGGGCCGATCAACGTCTATGATGCCAATGGCTTCGTGCTGACTTGTGCGAATCGACTATTCGCTGGGCTAACTCAGACTGCCGCTAATCAGCCAATCCTCAACGGTCAGTCCACAACCTACGGCTCAATCAACCACTGCGGATTTAGCAATCAAGCTACGGATGCAGTAGGGACTGCGAACGTCATATTCGATTACAACGGAACGACGACGAATGGCGATCTAGCACCACAATTCTTGACGCTCTATGACAATTCGTTCAGCGGTGGAGGGTTACGCGATGTTGGATTGCTGATTGCTCCGAGCGGAGGAGGTGCGCAAGGATCAAACATTGAACTCATCAATAACAACTTCATTGGATTCACCGGAGCAGGCCTCCAAGCTGGAGGTAACGGGATAGGCCGCAATGCTGGGCGCTCTTACGCGGAGAACGCGCTCAGCATCACTGTAGAAAACGGAGATTTCCAAGGGAATCCTCTGTACGGGGCGGCTTTCTACGGGGCTGGATTTATTAAATTCAACAATGTCAGTTTTGAGGATGGATTCACCACGCAAATCGGACAGGACGTGTACTGTGAGGCTACGCAAGGACCATGCAAACTCGATCTAGTTAGATCAGAAAGCCATACACTGATCGCAGGCAACACTTTAGACGTGGAAAACTCCCAGATCATTGATCAAGCTAGTCAAATTATCCCTGGAGGTAGCTTACCTGTTACATCCATCGTCGATAATCGCCTGTGCTCTGTTGCGTGGGACGGGAAATATTATCAAGTAACCGTTGACGCTGGAGCATTTGGGGGCATTGGAACTTGTTCGCTCCCTCTCACGGCGTCGAGCGGAAGCAGTACCACCGTCGCGGATACAAACTACAGCGTAACCGGAGCCGTGACAATAGGGACATTCGTATCTGGGGAGACTGTCACCCAATCTGTTACTGGCTCGGCGGCAACGATTATCGGTGTTCCGAGTTCCTACTTGGTTATCACTGGAGGACCGGCGGTCGGCAACTTTAACATAGGGAATGCCATTACGCAGGCTGGAACGGGGGCCACGGCCACGGTATTTGTCGCTACACCGTCTGGCGGTGCGGAATTGTTCATCAACAACCTAAGCACAGGTGGAAGTTCTTCTGGATTGTGGACGGACAGCACCACTGGCGCGACTTTTTCTCCGATTACATCTCCAGTAGCTAATCCAGCTTCTCCGATAATGAAGACCACAGCGCCTAGCGGCTTACCCAACGGATCTAACAATTGGATCGGCGGAACATCTGGAGCGGTATATGCTCCCTCTGGAGCGCCGATAGCTGAAGCCAATTGGACAGCAAACCAGTTCGTGGGGATGGATGTATCGTTCATTTATAATGGGACCTCTTCTGGTGGAACTAATTTTGGCTGCTACGGGTTAATCACAGCCAATACTGCCAACACAATCACCGCGTCGGCTGGATGGCTCACAAACTTCAATCAGATCGAATGTTCTTCCCCTGCCTTGGCCACTGCTTTCATTGTTGAGCCCGCGTGGGGTAGCGCGACGACGCTTTATTCCTGCGCGACGGGTTCAACTTCTGCTGCTTGTGCGAGCACGGGAATTACGATGGTAGCGCAATCATTCGACGCAATCGGCGGATGCAATGGATGTACCGGATTCAATGGAACCATAGTCAACACAACCGTACCTGGAGGTCAGATCAAAGCGGCCGCTTCTGCCACTTTGCAGAATGTATTCGTAACTCGACCAGATTGGTTCAATGATGGCGGAAACCTAGCTTATTTGTCACAAGTAGCTACGCCACGCGATTGGACTGTAATAGCAGGCTACACTATAGCCAATAATTTCAGCACCTTTTACAAAAACTGGTCATTGCCAGCACTTACGTCTACTAATGTGTACAGCGGTCCATTTCAGAAAAATCTTGGAACCGTTCCTATTGTATGGGATGCAGGCATGTCGTCAGCAGTGTCGCGGTCGGTTGGCATAGGGGGGCGAAGTAATCCAGTCGGCGGCGATAATCATTTAGAAATCTTCGCTGGCAATGGCCAGTACCCAGCACTGTTTGGGCCACCAGTTCCGCAAAGCGTAAACGGCGTCAACCTCGCTGGCATCAATATGAACGTCAGTTGCGGACGATCCACCGGCTCGGCAGTTGGTGGGCTGTGTCAGTTCTTCGGAAGTATATCCGGGTCATCGGGTAGCACAGTGAATGCGGACACAAACCTATGGGCAACAATCGGCCCAAATGGAATTCAGAGGCCAGCCGGTACGTTTTCTACACTTGCCGCTTGCACGTCCGGACTTGAAGGCACAATGGCGGCTGTCATTGATTCCACTACCAATACATGGGGAGCAACGATCACTGGGAGCGGCGCGGATCACGTGCTAGCTTACTGCGATGGCTCGGCATGGACAGTGGCAGCCAAATAATCACAAACTGAAAAGAGGAGAACTTATGAAATTCAATCGCTCAATCTTCTTTCGAGTATTCGCAGTGCTGACAATCTTTGAGGTCTGCCTCCTACTCACTGCCTGCACAGGGGCATGGCTGACGACCGTAAGCGGGATGCTTCCCAGCATTCTGGCAATCGTTAACGCTATCGTGGCTTTCGCTGCTGGATTGCAAAGCAAGACGGTTTCTTCGGCAACCTACAGCGCCATCCAGAAATGGCAGCAAAACGTCGCAACTGAGATTGCCGCAGCTCAGGCAATTTTGGCTGCGATCAAACAAAACGCGACTGCTGGGCTAATTGGAGACTTCCAGGCAGCGATGCAGGCCATCGTGGCGCAATTCAATAATATCCTGAGCGGGTTGGATATTACGGACACTGCGACCGTTGCCAAGTTGACGCAATTCCTCTCTCTGGGAGTGGCTGCGATCAGTGCCGTACTCGCGCTGATTCCTATGGCTCTTGCCAAGGTGCAGGCCAAAGCCTCCAAGGAAGAACTGAAGCACTATGACGCACTGGCCGCGAAAACTACTACCAGCGCGATCAATGTAATGAAAGAAACCTACGTGGCAATCATCGACGAGCACACGGCCAATGCGGACGTTAATGCATCTTTGGATGCTCTGCCGCGAACGATCTAATGACTACTCCGTTCATTCATCCTGTCACTCGTGCGACCGTCAAGCTGGGTCGCACGATAGCACGGCGCAATGGCAAGTCTCGGGCTAGGGCCTTGCTTGCCAAGACGTTTCTCGATACCCTTCCTGTGCCCCCAGCGACCGTGGATTACACATTCGGCATTACGGCCTGGGGTCTAATGCTCAACGACAATCTAGGCGACTGCACGATCGCTTGTCCCGGTCACCTGATTCAATCATGGACGGCCTCAGCAGGAAAAGAGGTAACGGTGCCCGATTCTGTGATTCTCGCCGCTTATGAGGCGTGGGATGGATATGTAAACGGCAATGCGGCCACGGACAATGGCGGCGATATCCTGACGGTGCTGCAAGACTGGCAGGCTCAGGGTTTGGGCGGCTTCGAGATTACGGCTTCGGCTGAAATCAATCTCACGCAACTGCGCATCTCGCAAGCCATCTACGCTTTCGGTGGAGCAAATTGCGGAGTTGCTCTCCCACTAACCGCACAATCGCAGGTAGGCGGCACGTGGGATGTAATCGGAGACGGCAAGACTGGACCATCGGCTCCTGGCTCATGGGGTCTGCACTGCACTGCCGTTGTAGCCTATAACGCAATCGGCCCAGTCTGTGTCACTTGGGGGCAGTTGCAGCAAATGACGTGGTCGTTCTTTATGAACTACTACGACGAGGCGCACGCAGTAATTTCTCCGAACTTTGAAGGGCCGATCGCTACCGCGGATCTTGCTAACGATCTGCAAGAGGTAGGCATGTGATGTTGCAAGTCGAAGGCGGATTGTATCGTAGTGCTCGTCCGCAGCCCTCGCAATTCGAGGAGATTAGGCAGGCGTTCACGCGGATTCTCAGCCTCGAAGGGCGGGCAGAGGACAGGAAAGAAGCGGATGAATTATCGCCAGTATTGGTTCTCTCTGACTCGATCACCTTTGCCGATATCTACTTCACTGGAATCACGCAGGCCAGATTGGATTTCATTCTGCAAGAGATCGACGCTGGGCTTAGCTTCGGCAAACTTCTGGTGCATTGTGAGCACGGCCAAGATCGCACAGGTCTGGTAATCGCCGCCTACCGCGTCAGGAAGTGCGGATGGACGAAAGAAGCGGCAATGGCTGAAGCGCTGGCACTGGGATACCGCTCGCTCATGAATTGGGGCCTAAATCGAACATGGAAAGAATTCAAATGAGGAAAAGCAGTCCTAGGCCACTTCCTGTCGGTAAGTTTGGGCGCCTCACTCCCTTATCCCTAGTCCACCGCGAGCGCGAGCGCTCTGGTAGGGTGAGGAGGGATTGGATGGTGCGATGCATTTGCGACTGCGGCAATGTGAAGGATGTAGATCGCTATGTATTATTGTCAGGCCTGACGCAAAGTTGTGGATGTATAAAAAGAGATTCTCCATCTAGGTTGTCACACGGAGGAGCCTCTCGCAGTGGGCCTCTAGCTCGCGAATATTCTGCATGGTGCGGCATGAGAGATCGCTGCCGAGACGAAAGTAGCTATTTGCATCGAGACGGGTTGCATATTGAAGTCTGTGAACGCTGGAATTCCTTTGATAATTTTCTTGCAGATATGGGTCCGCGACCACTTGGAAAAACACTAGATCGCTTTCCTGATCCGGCTGGCAATTACGGACCCGATAATTGCCGTTGGGCTACTCCAAAAGAGCAGGCCAACAACCGAAGGCCGCGCAGATGGGGGAAAAATCCAAACAGGCTGAACTTCGGTCTGAATAAAACGTGGGCTAACTTCGCATGACTTTCAAAGAGTTCATTTCAAATATCACGACAGAGATTGCAACAACCGGGCAGA